ATTATCCGGGATGTGTTCGGCACGGTGAAGGAAAACGGGTACCGCCAGTATAACACCGCCTATGTGGAGATTCCAAAGAAAAACGGGAAATCGGAACTGGCCGCCGGGGTTGCCTTATACATGACGTGTGGCGATGGGGAGTGGGGCGCGGAGGTATATGGCTGTGCTTCTGACCGACAGCAGGCTTCTATTGTGTTTGACGTGGCGGTGGATATGGTGGACCAGTGTCCGGCATTAAAAAAGCGGATGAAACCAGTCATGTCCGTGAAGCGTCTGGTGTATAAGCCAACCAATAGCTTCTACCAGGTGCTTTCCGCTGAAGCCTATACGAAACATGGTTTAAACGTCCATGCCGTGATTTTTGATGAACTACACGCACAGCCAAACCGGGAGCTGTTTGATGTTATGACAAAAGGCTCCGGTGATGCCAGGACACAGCCGCTGTTTTTCCTGATAACGACAGCAGGGACAGACAGAAATTCGGTGTGTTTTGAGCAGCATCAGAAGGCAGAGGATATTATTCTTGGGAGGAAGATTGACCCGACTTTCTATCCGGTGATTTATGGTGCTTCCGATGATGCGGACTGGTCTTCGGAGAAAGTGTGGTATCAGGCGAATCCGTCTCTGGGACATACCATTGACATTGAGAAGGTGCGGAATGCGTATCTCAGTGCCAAAGATAATCCGGCAGAGGAAAATATTTTCCGGCAGCTCCGGCTGAACCAGTGGGTGAAGCAGTCTACGCGCTGGATGCAGATGGAGAAGTGGGATAACTGTGCGTTTCCGGTAGATGAGCGGGAGCTGATTGGCCGGGAGTGTTATGGAGGACTGGATTTGTCCAGCTCCATTGACATTACGGCTTTTGTGCTGGTTTTTCCTCCGAGGGATGATGCAGAGAAATATATTATCCTGCCGTATTTCTGGATACCGGAGGAGAACATGAAACTCCGGGTGAGGCGTGACCATGTGCCATATGACGTGTGGGAGAAGCAGGGATGTCTGATGACTACAGAAGGGAATGTGATCCATTATGGTTTTATTGAGAATTTCATTAACGGGCTGGGAAAGAAGTTTCATATCAGGGAGATTGCTTTTGACCGTTGGGGAGCGGTGCAGATGGTACAGAACCTCGAGGGGCTTGGGTTTACGGTGGTTCCTTTCGGGCAGGGATTCAAGGATATGTCACCGCCGAGTAAGCGGCTGATGGAGCTGGTGCTGGAGAAGAAGATAGAGCATGGCGGGCATCCGGTGCTGCGGTGGATGATGGATAATATCTTTGTGCGGATGGACCCAGCAGGAAATATCAAGCCGGATAAGGAGAAATCTACAGAGAAGATTGATGGGGCTGTGGCAACGGTTATGGCACTTGACCGGGCGATACGGAATGGTGGTAGTATGGGGAGTGTGTATGATGATAGGGGGATTCTGGTATTTTAATTTACCGAGATACATGTTATATTTGTAGTAATGTAGCTGTAAATCAATACAAATAATTAAGGGGACACATTTATATGGGGAAAAAGATAAAAGATACATGTTGTTTATGCGGCGAAGTAAAGGTTATGACATACGAGCATGTTCCGCCTAAGGCTACTAATAATGATAAGCCTTTAAAGATGTATGATGGATTGGAAGTATTGGCATCAAATAAAAATGAAGGGCAAAGTTTAGAAGGCTTCCGCTATATCAATCAGCAACGAGGTGCTGGAGATTATACCTTATGTGCCACTTGTAATAATTTTATAGGAGATAAATATAATCAAGAATATAAAAGATTAGTTAATGATCTTGAAGCACTGATTAAATATGCAAGTAATGAAAATCCATATATGATAGAGGTAAAAACGAAGCCTATGGATTTAATGGCGATATTTAAGCAAATTATGGCGATGTTTTGTAGTATATCTTCCACATGTGCTAATGATAAAAAGCTTAGAGATTTTATTTTAGATGAGATGTCTACAGATTTTGACTTTGAAAAATATAGGGTTTATTTATATGGTGTCCATAAGTATTCAAAATTTGGAAGAATAGTTGGCGACTCTATTATTGTTAAGGAAAATGAACAAAACTTAATGTTATCTGAAATATCCTTTTTCCCTATAGGACTTATTTTGAGTATGGGAAAAATTAACAGCGCCATTGAGAATGATATTAAAGGAGTGGACATTACTAGTTTTGCAACATTTTGCTACGGAGAAGAAAATCAAATAGAATTAAATATACCAGTTCAAATTATATCATCAGAAGTAGTGTGCCGATTTGACAATGATTGAACCATTTATTATATAAAGCAAAGCATTTCTTTTGAGATGCTTTGCTTTTGCAATTCTTAGGAGGACGCATGAAATTAACATCTGTTTTAGGAATAAGGGGTGCAAGGGGTAAGCCCAAGGGCAGTTTCAGTGGTCCGGCTTATTCCTTTTTCTTTGGGAAGAGTACTAGTGGAAAGACGGTGAATGAGCGGACAGCCATGCAGACCACAGCGGTGTATTCCTGCGTGCGGATTCTGGCAGAAACGGTGGCATCCCTGCCGGTCCATTTGTACCGTTATACGGAGACGGGAAAGGAGCGGGTGTATGACCATCCTCTGTACCGTCTGCTCCATGATGAACCGAACCCGGAGATGACTTCCTTCGTATTCCGGGAGACACTTATGAGCCATCTATTGATTTGGGGGAATGCCTATGCACAGATTATCCGGGACGGGAACGGTAGGGTGCTTTCGCTGTATCCGCTCCTGCCAGATAAGATGGAGGTTGACCGGGATGAGAACGGGAAACTGTATTATGTTTATACCCGGAACAGTGACGAGAACCCGAATTTTGCGGAGTATGGAAGGGTGTATCTACGTCAGGAGGATGTGTTTCATATTCCGGGGCTTGGGTTTGACGGGCTGGTGGGGTATTCCCCCATTGCCATGGCGAAAAATGCGGTGGGGATGACGCTCGCCTGTGAGGAATATGGTGCTTCCTTCTTTGAGAATGGTGCAAATCCCGGCGGTGTTTTGGAACATCCGGGAGTTTTAAAGGACCCGGCGAAGGTGCGGGAGAGCTGGCATTCAGTATATGGCGGCAGCAGGAATGCAGGAAAAGTAGCTGTGCTGGAAGAGGGGATGAAGTACCAGCAGATAGGCATCCCGCCAGAGGAGGCGCAGTTTCTGGAGACACGGAAGTTTCAGATTAACGAGATTGCCAGGCTGTACCGGATTCCTCCTCATATGGTAGGAGATTTAGAAAAATCCAGCTTTTCCAACATTGAGCAGCAGTCTTTGGAGTTTGTGAAGTATACGCTGGACCCCTGGGTAATCCGATGGGAACAGTCTTTGCAGAGGGCTTTGCTTTTGTCCCAGGAAAAGAATGAGTATTTTATCAAGCTAAATGTGGACGGTCTGCTCCGTGGGGATTACCAGAGCCGGATGACTGGGTATTCCATCGGGCGGCAGAACGGATGGCTGTCAACAAATGATATCCGAGAGATGGAGGACATGAATCTGATTCCGGCAGAGGAAGGCGGGGATCTGTACCTGATTAACGGGAACATGACCAAGCTGAAAGATGCTGGGATTTTTGCCGGGAAAGACAGCGGAGAAATGGATGCAGGATAAAAACAGGATGAAGAATGGGTATAGGATAGATAAGGACGGATTTTAACAGGAAACAGAATAAAGGGAAAATGCAGGAGCCAACAGGTGAAGCAAAAATCATCTGCTGGCTTTTTCTATGCTTGGGAATGGAAAGAGAGGTTTGGTATGAAGCGGAAGTTTTGGAACTGGATTCGGAATGAGACGGATGGAGAGCGGACACTGGTGCTGAACGGCGAGATTTCAGATGAGACGTGGTTTGGAGATGAGGTGACTCCGAAACTGTTTGAAAAGGAACTGAATGCCGGAGCAGGGAATGTCACGGTCTGGATTAATTCTCCGGGAGGGGACGTATTTGCGGCGGCGCAGATTTACAACATGCTGATGGAGTACAAGGGGGATGTGATAGTGAAGGTGGATGCGCTGGCGGCTTCGGCCGCCTCTGTTATTGCCATGGCCGGGACTTCGGTGCTGATGTCCCCGGTGGGCATGATGATGATCCACAATCCCATGACCATTGCTATCGGGGATTCCAAGGAGATGCAGAAGGCCGGGGAGATGCTGGACGAGGTGAAGGAGAGCATCATGAACGCCTATGAGATTAAGACGGGGTTGAGCCGGGCGAGGATTTCCCACCTGATGGATGCGGAGAGCTGGTTCAATGCGAAGAAAGCAGTGGAGCTTGGCTTTGCGGACGGGATACTGGGCGGCGGTTTGGAAAAGACCGAAGATATGGCAGATGGGATAGGGGCGGAGGGCGTGATGTTCTCCCGGACAGCGGTGACAAATTCGCTGTTGTCCAAGCTGATTCCAAAGCCGGAAGAAAAGAGGACACCTGTGGAGCAGTTAGAGAAGAGGCTGAATCTTTTAACACATTAAATGTATGGAGGAATTTGATTATGAGTAAGATTCTTGAATTAAGGGAAAAGAGGGCAAAGGCATGGGAGGCGGCAAAGGCGTTCCTGGATACAAAGCGGGGGGATGACGGTCTGCTGTCTGCGGAGGATACGGAAACGTATGAGAAGATGGAGAAGGATGTGGTGGATCTGGGAAAGGAGATTGAGCGTCTGGAGCGTCAGGCTGCTATTGATGCGGAGCTGAATAAGCCGACTTCCACACCGATTACCAATAAGCCAAATGCTGACCCGGACGGGGAGGAGAAAAAGGGCAGGGCATCGGACCTGTATAGGAAGACTTTCTGGAATGCCATGAGAAGAAAGAACTTCTTTGACGTAAACAATGCCCTGCAGGTGGGGACAGATTCCGAGGGCGGTTATCTGGTGCCGGATGAGTTTGAGCGGACACTGGTGGATGCGCTGGAGGAGGAGAACTTCTTCCGCAGCATTGCCACGGTCATCAATACGTCCAGCGGTGACCGGAAGATTCCGGTGGTGGCAAGTAAGGGGGAGGCATCCTGGATTGACGAGGAAGGGGCGTTCCCGGAATCAGATGACGTTTTTGGTCAGGTGGCAGTCAGCGCTTATAAGGTAGCGACCATGCTGAAAGTGTCCGATGAACTGCTGAATGACAGTGCGTTTAACCTGGAGGCTTATATCTCTAAGGAGTTCGGGAGAAGGATCGGTGCTAAGGAAGAGGAAGCCTTTTTTGTGGGAGATGGAACCGGGAAGCCTACAGGTATTTTCAATGCTACGGGCGGAGCTTCGGAAGGGGTGACCATCACAACAGCGAATATCACCTTTGATGATGTGATGGATCTGTTTTATTCTTTGAAATCCCCGTATCGGAAGAAGGCGCACTGGGTGCTGAATGACACTACGGTGAAGGCACTGCGGAAACTGAAAGACAATAATGGGAATTATATCTGGCAGCCGTCCGTGCAGGCAGGGCAGCCGGATATGATTTTGAACCGTCCGTACCATACGTCTGCCTATGCGCCGGAGCTGGCGGCCGGGGCGAAGGTGATGGCATTCGGGGATTTCTCTTATTACTGGATTGCGGACCGGCAGGGAAGGAGTTTTAAGCGCCTGAATGAACTGTTTGCGGCAAACGGGCAGGTGGGATTCCTGGCAAGCCAGAGAGTGGACGGAAAGCTTATCCTGGCAGAGGCGGTGAAGACACTGACTATGAAGGCAGGCTCCGGGGCATAAAGACAGTCTGGAATCTTTGGTAATGAAGCTGTTTTCTTAATGTCTGTCCATGGGAAGGGAGGAGAAAGCCGGATGGTTGTGACTTTAGAAGAAATCAAGCAGTATGTGCGGATTGACAGCGCAGACGAAGATGAACTTCTCCTTGCCCTTTCCGGGACGGCGGAGAGTATTTGCAAAGATATCCTGCGGTGTAGTTTTGAACCTGGCGCGGAGGTGCCGGACACGGTCAGGACAGCGGTGCTGTATGGTATTTCTTATCTGTATGAGAACCGGGAGCAGGCGGATTTTAAGGATTTGGTGCTGACATTGAAATGCCTGCTGTTCGGGCAGAGGGATGAGGTGTTCTGATGCGGATTGGGCAGTGGCGGCAGAGGATTGTCATCCAGAAGAACCGGATGAGAAAGGATAAGGACGGGAACCAGCGGAATGAGTGGGAGGACTATTTCACCTGCTGGGCCTATGCCAATAACCTATCGGGGAAGGAATACTGGGAGGCGGCGCAGGTGAACCAGGAGGAATCCCTGTTTTTTCTGGTGCGGTACTGTAAGGAACTGAAAGACCTGGACAGCACGAAGTACCGGATTCTGTTCCGAGGCGATATTTATAACATCACGCTGGTGGATTTTATGCAGTTCCAAAATAAGGTTATCAAGCTGCGGGCGGAGAGGGTGAAGAGGTGAGGATATGACGGACCGAAGGGTGAGTGTGGACGGGATGGCGGAGGCCATTGCTCAGTCCATGGAGGAATATGCGGATTTGTCCAATGAGGTGATGAAGCAGAGCGTGACAGAGGTGAGCCGGTCCGTGAAAAAGGACATTCAGGCCAATGCTCCGGTGAGGACTGGAAAATATAAGAAGAGCTGGGCGGCAAAGAAAGTGCAGGAGGATGCCAATTCCCTGACTATGGTGATTCACAGCCGTGACCGTTACCAGATTGCCCATCTACTGGAACACGGTCACGCGAGACGGAACGGAGACCGGGTTGCTTCCATTCCCCATATCGCCCCGGCAGAACAGCGGGGAGCGGAAGAGTTGATGGAAAAGATGGAACGGGGGTTATCGCATTGATGCATGAGCAGGTGGTAGAGATGATTGAGGAAATGGAACTGCCCTGTGCCTATGGACATTTTGCGGAGGGACAGTCTCCAGAGCCGCCGTTCCTGGTGTTTCTATACCCGGAATCCCGGAATTTTGCGGCAGATGGGATTGCTTATTTTAAAAAGCGGAAGCTGCATATTGAACTGTACACGGATTATAAGTCTGTGGAACAGGAGAAGCGGATAGAGGCTGTGTTGGAAAGATATGGCATCTTTTATGCCAGAAGTGAAGTATGGATTGAGTCGGAACGGCTGTATGAGGTTCTATATGAAATGGAGGTTTGAGGAATGGGAAATAAAGTGAAATTTAATATCTGCAATGTCCACTATGCCCCGTTGACGGCAGGGGAGGACGGGACGGACACATTCGCAGTCCCTGTGGCGATGCCGGGCGCGGTGTCTTTAAGCCTGGACCCCAACGGGGAACCTGAGTCCTTTTATGCGGATGGGGTGGAATATTACGTCATCAATAACAATATGGGGTATGACGGGGATCTGGAGCTGGCGATGATTCCGGAGACGTTCCGAACGGATATCCTGAAAGAAGAGGCGGACACCAATAAGGTGCTGGTGGAGAACTGCAATGCGGAGACGGGAAGCTTTGCCCTGCTGTTTGAATTTGACGGGGATGTGAAGAAAATCCGGCATGTGCTGTATAACTGTTCTGCTTCCCGCCCGAAGATTGAATCTAAGACCAATGAGGAATCCAGGGAGGTGCAGACGGAGACGCTGGCGGTGAAGGCAAGACCGCTGGCATCCGGCTATGTGAAGGCGAAGACAGGGGATGCAACTACGGCAAAAGTGTATGATGACTGGTATAAAGCGGTGTATCTGCCTGCGGTGGAGCCGGAGACACCAGCCCCGGCCAGCTTTGCAATGAACCAGGAGACGGGCAAGGCGGCAGAAGTGAAATCCATGGCAAAGGCGGTGGCGGATAAATGAGCATAACCAGGAAGGTTGAGATTGACGGGCAGGAGGTGCTGTTCAAGGCTTCGGCGGCCATACCGAGGATTTACCGCTTGAAGTTCCAGAGGGATATTTACAGGGACCTGCGGGCTTTGGAGCAGTGCGTGGGAGGCTCTGAGGAAGGGGAGTCCGGTCTGGATTTGTTTTCTTTGGAGATGTTTGAGAACATCGCTTTTGTGATGGCAAAGCATGCAGATGGTTCAATCCCGGACACGCCGGAGGAATGGCTGGATGGGTTCAATACGTTCTCCATTTATCAGGTACTGCCGAAACTGATTGAACTTTGGGGGCTGAATGTGCAGACGGATGTGGAGACTAAAAAAAACTCCGCCCGACTGAGCGGGAGATGACAACGCCGTTGTTTCTGCTGCGGTGTGTGCAGTTGGGGATTTCCATACAGGAGTTGGAGCTGCTTTCTATTGGGATGATTAATGATATGTATGCGGAGAGCAGGAATGACGAGTGTAAGTTTGTACAGATGGCTACGCAGGAGGATTTCGACAGGTTCTGATTCCAGGTTTTGTTTTCATTGATTGGCCGGCTGTTTCCTGCTATACTGGTAGGGGAAACGGCCGGCTTTATCTAAAAATAAAAATATTATATTTGAAGCAAAGGAAAAGCGATGCGGGGAGAAAAAGAACAGAATTGCTTGGATTTTATAAAACATGGAATCTTTACGAATGATGGAAAACCAATACTCTATCCAGTTACAGGAAAAACGTATATTGAAGTTGAAGATAATGAGTTTTTGAGGGAACAGACATGGTTTATTAACAGTAAGTGCTGTAGAAATTATTTTGGTTTATTAGAAGAAGACAGAAGCGAAATTGAGCAGGTATTACGCCTTGCAAAACCAAATATAAAAGCAAGTGAATTTCCTGATTTTATATTTGGGAATGGTTTTATAGAACATTTTCAAGTATCGTCATCTAAAACAACACGTAAAGGTGCTGAACATATAAAGGAAATGAATCATTTTGTTTCCAAAGTAAATCAGGAGACAGAAGGTTTAAAACAAGCGTGGAGTGAAATGCCAAGTTATGGTGAAGTCCGTTCAAAACATTGGAGTATAGATAATCCAGAACATAGTCATTCATTCCTTATAAAATCATTTAAAGATAGTTGGAAAAATCATATAGAGAGTCTGGATAAATATGTAGGTAAAAAGAATATTGGGATATTTATGATTGAATATTCGGATTATGCACTTTGTATGTGTGAAAATGTATATAAAAATTGGATAGATGGAATGTCACAAGGAGATATGAGAGGGCAGGAAAAATTCCAATGTTACCGATTGACTAGAGATAAGGTATTACTTGATTTTGTTTACCAATATAAGGATAGAATTAAGTATGTGATTTTCGTATATTGGGATGGTTTTGAAATAATAAAGTTAGAGAATATTCCATATCTGCTAAAATTGATTCCGTGGGAATATGTAGTTAGTCCAATGGCAGTTAAAAATGTATCATCATTATATAACGTCAGTGTTCCCATAAATTCCGGATTTACAGGGAAATAAATTAGAAATAGAACAATTATCAATACATAAGGCATCTGTCCAAAGACGGCAGGTGCCTTTTCCATATATTTGAGCCTTAACCGGCTCTTTTTTTTCTGTCCAAAAACAGGAAGGAGGCATCGCATGGCAAACCGCATACAGGGTATCACGGTGGAAATCGGTGGCGATACCACCAGACTGACCACAGCGCTGAAAGGAGTCAATTCAGAAATCCGCAACACCCAGTCACAGCTTAAGGATGTGGAGAAGCTTCTGAAGCTGGACCCACATAATTCGGAGCTTCTGGCGCAGAAGCAGAGACTTTTGACGGATGCCATTGGGGAAACGAAGGAGAAGCTGGAGGCACTCAAATCCGCCCAGCAGCAGGTACAGCAGCAGTTTGAGCGCGGCGATATCACCAAAGACCAGTACGATGCCCTGCAGCGGGAAATTATTGAAACGGAGCAGAATTTAAAAGACCTGGAAAAACAGGCGGAGGATACCAACACTTCCCTGTCCGGCTTTTCGCAGGCTGCGGAGAAGGTTGGAAAGTTTGGGGATGCCGCCACATCGGCAGGTAAGAAGCTGCTCCCGGTGACTGCCGGGATTACGGCGGCGGGCGGGGCATCCGCTAAGATGGCGATGGATTTTGAGGATGCTATGGCAAAGGTCAATACCATAGCGGATACCACAGAGGTGCCGCTTTCGGAACTGGAAAAGGCCATCCTGGATTTGTCGAACCAGACGGGTATCAGTTCTTCGGAGATTGCGGGGAATGTGTATGATGCCATCTCCGCCGGGCAGAAGACGGGGGATGCAGTGAATTTTGTGTCCAATTCCACGAAGCTGGCAAGAGCCGGGTTTGCAGATGCGGGAAGCGCGCTGGATGTGCTGACTACGATTATGAATGCCTATGGCCTGGAAGCGTCCGAGGTGGGCCGGGTGTCTGATGTGCTGATTCAGACGCAGAATCTGGGCAAGACCACGGTGGGGGAGCTGTCATCCTCCATGGGTAAGATTATCCCCACAGCAAAAGCAAACGGGGTGGCGCTGGAACAGGTGGCGGCCGGGTATGCCCTGATGACTGCCAACGGCGTGGCAACTGCGGAATCCACGACTTATATAAATTCCATGTTCAATGAGCTTGGAAAATCAGGCACGAAGGTGTCGGACACTTTGAAGGAAAAGACGGGGAAATCTTTCCTGGAACTGATGCAGGACGGGGCCAGCCTTTCCGAGGTGCTGCAGGTTATTTCTGACAGCGCGGCGGAGCAGGGGCTGGCCTTCAGTGATTTGTGGGGGAGTGCGGAGGCCGGGAAGGCTGGGCTGATTCTTCTGGGGGACAGTGCGGAAACTTTCAATGGGACTCTGGAGCAGATGCAGAATTCCACAGGGGCAACGGAGACAGCTTTTGGGAAGCTGAACACCAATTCCTATACGATACAGAAGGCGTTTAACCAGTTGAAAAATACCGCCATTGAATTCGGCTCCGCCATTATGAGCGTGCTGGCACCGATTTTGATTGCACTGGCAGATAAGATACAGGCGTTTACTTCCTGGTTTTCCGGGCTGTCGGAGGGTACGAAGAAGATGATTGTCATCGTCGCCATGGTGGTGGCTGCCGTGGGGCCGGTGTTAATCATCATTGGGAAGATTGCAACGGGAATCAGCGCGGTGATGAGCCTGGTGGGGGTGATTGCCCCGGCCATTTCTGCATTGATTCCGGTCATTGCCAGTGTGGGAGCGCCAATACTTGCGATTATCGCCGTGATTGTGGCGGTGATTGCCATTGGTAAGCTGCTGGTTGCCCATTGGGATGAAATAAAGGCAGCCTGCATGAATATCTGGAATGCCGTGAAGGAATTCTTTGCCGGGCTGTGGGAGGGGATTAAGCAGACGGCCAGTGCTGCGTGGACGGCTATTTCACAGTTTTTTTCCACGCTCTGGACAGGGATTTCTACGGTGGCACAGACCATTTGGAACGGGATTGCCACATTTTTCTCCACGTTATGGGAGGGCATTAAAACTTTGTTTCAGACTGTGCTGACGGCAGTTTCCACAATCGTTACCACGTATTTCAACATTTATAGAACGGTTATTACCACGGTGATGACTGCCATCCAGACAATTTTCACCACAGTCTGGAATGCCATTAAAACGGTGGTGACTACAGTTGTTACGGCGGTACAGGCGTTCCTGACTACAGCATGGAATGCCATCCAGACGGTGATTTCTACGGTACTGAATACCATCCAAAGCATCGTTTCTTCTGTGTGGAATGGAATCCGGGATGTGGTAACTACGGTGATGAATACGGTGGGCAGCATTATATCTACTGTGTGGAATTCGGTAAAAAATACGGTGACGACTGTGCTGAATGCTATTAAGACAGCAGTCACGAACATTTTTAATAACATTGTCAGTGGAATCAGCAATGCCATGAGCAATGTTTACAATGCGGTGAGGAATGGGTTTGAGCAGGCGGTGGGTTATATTAAGGGGTTGGCTTCCAGTGCATGGAACTGGGGTGTGGATATTGTGAACGGGATTGCCAACGGAATCCGAAATGCCGTGGGGAATGTGGTGGATGCGGTCAGGAGCATTGCGGATAAGATTGCGGCGTTCCTCCATTTCTCCGTGCCGGATGAAGGACCGCTTACGGAGTATGAATCCTGGATGCCGGATTTTGTATCTGGACTTGCCAAGGGGATTGAGGGCAGTCGGGGGATGATTGAGAAGGCAGTCCGGGGCGTGGCTTCGGATATGGTGGTCAGCCCGCAAATCGGGATGGCTTCTGGCATAGCGGAACAGCAGGCGGCTTCTGCCAATAACGTCACGCAGTTGTTGAACGGAATCAGGGAGGCAGTGAGCGGGTTTGGAATGGCGAATGCGGGGACGATCTGTATCCCGGTGTACCTTGGCGGCACGCTGCTGGATGAGGTGGTAATAAATGCACAGAACAGGCAGAACCTGAGGTCAGGAGGTAGATAAGCATGGCGTTTATACAATATCTGACGTTTGACGGGGTACCGCTTCCAATGCCGGACTCCTACGAGGTGGAGATGGCGGATGTGGAGGCGGATTCCGGTGGGGAGACGGAGGCCGGGACTACACAGCGGGATGTGGTCAGGAGCGGCGTGGTGACAATTCCGGTTTCTTTTTCGCTAAGCCCGAAGTGGGTGAAAGCCATGGCGGGGTTCCGCAGGAAGCCGAAGATTGCTGTGGAGTTTTTTGATACGGAGACACTGAAAGTGAAGCGGGCAGAGATGTTTATGGAGGGCTATAAGGCTGGGCTGGTGAAAGACACTTCCTATAAAGGGCTGTGGAAAGTGTCATTTAATTTGAAAGAGTTTTAAGGAAAGGGGTGGGCTCATGTATCCAGTCAGTGAAGAATTTTTATCTGCGGTGCAGGAAAACACCCGCAATTTTTACTGGACAGGGAGAATTACCACGAAAGCCGGGTTGGTCCATGAGTTTGGAAATGGAGATATCGTGAAAGGCTCCGGCTACATCACAGGCCAGTGCTGTGGCAGCACGGAGATTGAGATTGGCACGGTGTATGCGGCGGAGATAGGGATCACCCTGTTTTCGGAGATTGACCGATATACGCTGGAGGATGCGAAGATAGAACTGTTCTATCATCTGCGGCTTGGGAACGGGAGCTTTGAGGAAGTCCCCATGGGGATTTTTGAGGTGAGTGAGGCGAACCGGACGCTACACTGTCTGGAGATAAAGGCGTATGATTACATGTTGCGGTTTGAGAGAAGCTTCAATGGTTTTGAGACGGTGGGGAATGCTTATGCTTTCCTGGTTTTGTGCTGTAAAGCCTGTAACGTGGAGCTTGCCCATACCCAGGCGGAGATTGAGGCGATGCCAAACGGTACGGAACTGCTGTCAGTGTATACGGAGAATGATATTGAGACGTTCCGGGACGTGCTGTATTATGTGGGGCAGGTGCTGGGAGGTTTTTTCTGCATTAACCGGACGGGAAAGCTGGAACTGAGGAAATACAGGAATGTATCTGTAATGACGGTTTCCAACAGGCAGCGGTTTTCCAGCAGTTTTTCGGATTTCATTACTCGGTACACGGCAGTCACTTCCACCAATATCAGAACGCAGACAGCAGAGTATTATGCGTTGGAAACAGATGACGGGCTGACCATGAACCTGGGAGTGAATCCGCTTTTGCAGTTTGGCTTGGAGGAGACAAGGAAGGCGCTGCTGGAAAATATCCTGTCTGATTTATCCGTCATCCGTTATGTTCCTTTTGATTCAGACACCATTGGAAATCCGGCATTGGATTTGGGGGATGTGCTGGTATTCTCCGGCGGCCATGCGGATGAAACGCAGTTAGCCTGTGTGACTGGGTATCAGATTAAGATTAATGGGAAGCATTCTTTGAAATGTGTGGGTAAGAACCCAAGACTGGCACAGGCCAAGTCGAAGAATGACAAGAACCTCTCTGGCCTGCTGAACCAGATTGAAGCGGGGAAGATAGGGATTCATACGTTTACCAATGCATCAGCCTATACGGTGAATGAGACGGATGTGAAGATTATCGGCATTGAGTTTGCGGCGGCGGAGGAGACGCATGTACAGTTCTTTGCGATTGTGCTGGTGGATGTGTCGGCAAATGCGGCGGTACAGTCAGGAACGGCGAAGGGAACGGTTGTTGTCCCGGTTCCGTCTGTGGCTGAGGATGGAACGGAAACTACGGTAAATGTTAGCGTGGAAGCGGAACTGCCAGTCACGGTTCCTGCGGATGGAAGGGCCGTGGCGCGTGTAAGGTATGTGTTCAATGACGAAGAGATTCTGACGCATTATCCGGCGGAAACTTGGGGGAGCGGGAAGCATGTGCTGCCTTTGTATTATCCCATTGAGGAACTGATTCCCAACTTTACGAACACGTTTCAGGTATTCCTTCGTTTGGAGGGCGGCAGCGGACAGATTGATACCGGGGGATGCATTGCCTCCATCAGCGGGCAGGGCATGGCGGCGGCTCCGGCATGGGATGGGAAGATTGTATTGGAGGAAACGGTCTCTGCGTTCCGGATTGGCGCAGGTTTGGGTGTCAGAGGATTTGCGGAGACAATTGGAATTGAAACCATGGAGCTTGTACAGAGGCAGATGGCAGACAGCATGGGGCGGATTCCAGTAGGCGCGTTTGGATGTCCGGTAGATTTGAGTTAAGGAGGGCGTTATGAGGCTGACGGGAACGATGAGGATTGAACTTACGGATGTGAATACCGGGGAGGTCACGGCGGTGACGGAGGAAAATATGGTGACGGATGCGGTGAACCATATTCTGGGGCTAAATCCCATGGGGATATTTTACGAAATCGGGGAGAGTATTGACGGGGTGAAATGGCAGGAGGTATTACTTCCGGTCTGCCCTAACATGATTGGGGGGATTCTGCTGTTTTCCAAGGTACTGGAGGAACGGGCGGACAATATTTATTCCCTGTCGGATAACCTGCCAGTGGCTTATGCGTCAAATAATGTGAATTCCACGGCGAATGTGGCGAGGGGAAGCATGAACCTGACGGAGAGCAAGAAGCTGGACAATGGATACAAGTTTGTGTGGGAGTTCACGCCGAGCCAGGGGAACGGTACCATTGCGGCGGCCGCCCTGACCAGCGCCCAGGGCGGGGCGAATGCTTATGGGAGCCTGGTGAATGACAGTTCCACATTTCTGCAGATTAAAAGTATCAAGCTGGACGGGATGGCTATGGCGCGGGAGCTGGTGCTGTTTGAGGCGGTGGAGGTGGATTTTGAAAGGAATCTGCTGTATTCCATCACGTATCAGGATACAGGGGTGCGTATACGGAAGGTGCATATCCCAATTTTTACGGTGGGGCTGAACGAGAAGCTGGATGACTCATCCTTTGCGGTGGTGGATGACCAGGTGATTCAGACTTCCACGTTCCGGTTTCTTGGGGATTACACGCTGTACGGGGAATTCCTGGACGGTGGGGACGGGTACTGGTACGGGTTTTCCAATGAGGGGAATTCCTCCGGCAGTGCTACAATGGTGTGGGTGAAGATTAAGAAGGATGATTATTCCATGACAGAGGGGGAGTGGACGCTGTCCAATGCGAAGCTGATGGACGTGGGGCGGCGGGAGGAAGACAGTTCTTTCCCGGAGCGGTATCTGCAGTGCTGCATCCGGAGCGGATACCTGTATGTGATGGCGAATAACAAGAAGGGGATTTATAAGATCAATCTTTCTAATTCTTCAGATGTGACGCTGATCAATCTGGGGTTTACTTCCAAATGGAAGCCGCTGTGCGAGACAGGGACTTGTGAGGTGTATATGACGCTGGTGGGGGATTTGATTATCGGAGGGGATTTCCAGGTTACGGTGGAGGACAAGGTAATCCGCACCCAGGGGAGTTTCCGGCTGAATGATGCAGCAACGCCGCTGTTCCAGTATAAGAACTTCCTGCTGGGATGGGGAGGCAGTTATGGGAGCGAGTACCGGACCATGTACCTGCTGACACCTTATCTGGCAACGATTAACAACCTGTCATCGGCGGTGGTGAAGACAGTGGACAAGACGATGAAGATTACCTATACACTGACAGAGGAGGCCGTGCCGTAAGGGCGGCAGAGAAAAGGAAAACTTATGGAATCAGGAGCAGGCGGCAGTCCAGAACGGGCTGCTGTTTTTGCGTGGAAAAACAAGGAGGGTTTTGAGATGAGAGATATAACAGGTACGATGCAGTATGTATTTGCCGCTATGGGCGGCGCTTTGGGGGCGGTCATGGGAGGATTTGACGGATTTTTGTATGCACTGATTGTTTTTGTGGTAGTGGACTATGTGACCGGGGTGATGGTGGGGATTTTGAATAAGGAGCTTTCCAGCCAGATTGGATTCCGGGGGATTTTCAAGAAGGTGGTAATTTTCTCTCTGGTTGCGGTGGCGCACATCATTGATACCCATGTGATCAGGAACGGGAGTGTGCTGCGGACGGCAGTGATTTTTTTCTACCTGTCCAATGAGGGGATTTCCATTCTGGAGAATGCGGTGAAGATTGGGCTGCCGGTCCCGGAGAAGCTGAAAAGTGTGCTGGAGCAGTTGAAGGAGGGGAACGGACATGAAGGTAAATAAGAATTATGTTTCTGATAATAACACGTATGAGAGTAACAATCCGCAGTATATCGTGGTGCATAATACGGATAATTTTGCGACAGGGGCGGATGCCAGTGCCCATGCAAGGGCGCAGTATAACGGGAATTTAAGCACGTCTGTCCATTATTACACGGATGATAAAGACACGGTGTACCAAGTGGCTCCCCATGGACGGGGATGCTGGCATGTGGGTGTGAATTATGGCGGACGGCTGTTTGGGACGGTGAATAATAAAAATTCCATTGGCGTGGAGATGTGTGTGCAGGCCGGGTATGATTTCCAGAAAGCCTTTACTAATACGGTAGCGTTTGTGCGGCAACTGATGGCGGAGACGGATATTCCGGCTGACCGGGTGTTGCAGCATTATGATGTGTGTGCGAAGAACTGCCCTTCCCAAATCCGGGCAAAAGGGAAGTGGGAGGAGTTTCAGCGGCAGATTGGGAACGGTGGCTCCGGGCAGGGGGAGGATGTTTCTTCCTATACAAAGATTATGGGGAAGGCTGTGGCTACGGTGGAGCAGATGCGGGAGTATATTAAGTTGAAGAATCCGTCTGTGGCGCAGTCGGTGCTGGATATGATTCCGCTGTATCTGTCCGAAGGGGAGGCAGAGGGCGTGAGAGCGGATATTGCTTTTGCGCAGTCCTGCCTGGAGACAGGGAACTTTGGCTTTTCCGGTTCAGCAGTGACCTTGGAGCAGAATAATTTCTGCGGGATGGGCGTGACTTCCAATGGGAAGAAGGGGAATTCCTTTGATTCGCCGCAGATGGGCATCCGGGCGCAGGTGCAGCATTTGAAAGCCTATGCGTGTATGGATAAGCTGGTGAACCCGAAGGTCGACCCAAGGTTTCGGTATGTGGTCAGGGGTTCTGCGCCTTATGTGGAATGGCTGGGGATTCCGGAGAATCCGCACGGAAAGGGCTGGGCTGCCGGGGCAGGTTATGGCGGTAAGATTCTGGCTATTTTAAAAGGTATCATCGGAGACAGCGGGAGTTCAGGAAGTGGTATGGATGATTCTGGAAACCCAAACCAGACGGTCAATCCGCTGTCTGGTTTTGTGAAGGTGTTTTATAAGGGGAAAGACGGAGTGAATGTGAGGAAAGCGCCGTGTATGGGGAATAACGTGGACCAGGTGGTGTTTGACGGTGTGTATACGGTGGTGGGTGTCAGTGCGGACGGGCTGTGGTATAGGCTGAAATCCGGCCTGTTTTTGACTTCGGATAAGCGGTATGTGCAGTTTGTGGAGAAACTGCCGGCGGCATCTTCTTATATGGTGAAAGTGAATATCCCGGATCTGAATATCCGGAAGGGGCCGGGGACGGATTATGCGAGGACGGGGAGGTTTACCGGAGCCGGGGTGTTTACCATTGTGGAAGAGGCGGACGGAGCCGGGGCTTCTAAGTGGGGGCTGTTGAAATCTTACCAGAAGAAGAGGGATGGGTGGATTTCGCTAGATTTTGTGACGAGGATATAGAGATTTGCCCGGTGGGGAAACCTGCCGGGTTCTTCTTTTTGACCTTCTGAAATAAGTTTCCGCAGACCAAAAGAAAAGACGGGGAAACCGCCTATCTGCTTGACTTATAGGGCGTTCAGAGTGATTAATAGACTACGCTTATTGAGCTTGCTCAATGGGAAACCAAAAACGAAAGGAGTGGGATGCCGGATGAAGATGCAGGTGGCATATTATTACAGAACCACACACCGGGATCATGGATATGAAAAATATGTGGAACCGGGGAGAGAAGCATTCCGCAGGCGCTATGGTAAGCGGACGGTGGAAGAACATTTTTTTGGGGATGAAGCGTCTGGTGTAGACGCAAACCGGAAAGCGTTCCGGCAGTTGATTGAGGAAATTCAGGCCGGGCATGTCCGGGTGGTAGTCACAAGGGATGCCACTATGATTGCCCGTGACTGGCGGCAGTTCTTTGAATTTATGGAAGCCTGCGATAAAGCAGGGGTGCCAGTGATATGCATCAATGAGGGCGGAGACGCAGGAAAGCAGTATGAATGTGTGAAACGGTTTGTAAAAGAATATTTCGGAAGGGAGAAGGTTTTATGAGGATACGGATGTTGGAGCCGGTACAGAATAAAATACCGAAAAAGAAACGCGTCTGTGCTTATGCCAGGGTTTCCACAGATTCCAGGAAACAGGGTGAATCCCTGGAAAACCAGGTATCCTCCTATGAACGATCCCTGAATGCTAATCCGGAATATGAGTTTGTCGGTGTATTTGCAGACCAGGGGATATCCGGTTTTAGCAGGAACCGTCCGGAATTCCAGCGGATGGTGCAAATGGCGAAGGACGGCCAGATAGATTTAATCATCACAAAGTCCATTTCCCGGTTTGCCAGAAATACAGCAGTTCTCCTGGAAACGATAAGGGAGCTGCGGCTGATTGGGGCTGCTGTCTATTTTGAAGAACAGAATATCAACACATTATCCGGGGACGGTGAGGTCATGCTCACTGTCCTCGCTTCTTTTGCCGAGGAAGAAAGCAGGAATGTGTCGGAGAACCGGAAATGGTCTATCCGCAAAAAGTTTGAGCGTGGGGAGTACATGATTAACACGGAGCGGTTCATGGGCTATGACAAGGATGAATTTGGGGAGCTGGTCATCAATCCCAAAGAGGCAATGGCAGTCAGGTTCTTTGCGGATATGTACCTTTTGGGGGTAGGTTCCAGCCGTCTGGGGCAGTTGGCAGATTTTCTGGGGGTCCCGTCTGTGACAGGAGGGAAGTGGACTGGCGGTTCATTTATGGGTATGTTCAAAAATGAGAAATACAAAGGGGATTTCCATTTGCAGAAATATTACACGCCGGAGGATAAGAGGAACCAGACGGTGCGGAATCATGGGGAAGTACAGAGTTATTACATGGAGGACAGCCATCCGGCGATTTTGAGCACGGAGGTTTGGGATGCCCTGCAGGAAAAGATAGAAGAAAATAAACGGGGCAGGAATATTGCCCAGAGTGACACACAAAAGTACCAGAACAGATATCCATTGACGGGAATGCTGTACTGTCCGCATTGCGGAAAGACACTCCGGCGCAGGATAGGGTACAAAAAGAAGGTAGAGTGGCTTTGTTCCACGTATATTGAAGAAGGAAAGCAAGCCTGTCCGGGCGTGCGGATTCCAGATGAATCGGCAGCCTGGCAGGATATTATAGAACCAACGGTGGCAGAGGAGGTTTACAGCAATGGCAAGAAACATTACCATTATACCAGCAAAGCAGAATTTGACAGCAGGGGAAGGGAATGCCGTGCAGAGGAAGAAACTGCGGGTGGCGGCGTACTGCCGGGTGAGTACCGACCAAGAAGAACAGCTATTAAGCTATGAAAACCAGGTGCGGTTTTATACGGAAAGCATCAACAGTAGCCCGGAATATGAGTGTGCTGGAATATATGCGGACGAAGGAATTTCTGGTACGAATACCAAGAAAAGGGATGAATTTAACCGCATGATTCTGGACTGCAGGGCGGGAAAGATTGACCGCATTATCACGAAGTCCATCTCCCGGTTTGCGAGGAATACGCTGGACTGCCTGAATTATGTGCGGGAACTGAAAGGACTTGGCATTGGGGTGACATTTGAAAAGGAGGCCATAGACACTTTGGATGCAAAGGGGGAAGTGCTGCTGACAATCCTTTCTTCTCTGGCACAGGATGAGAGCCGGAATATTTCAGAGAACAGCACATGGGGTATCCGCAAGCGGTTTGAGATCGGGCAGCATAAGATGAGTACCAAGCGGTTCCTTGGTTATGATGCGGATGAAAACGGAAAGCTGGTTGTGAATAAACAGCAGGCGAAGATTGTGAAACGGATTTTTATGGAATTCCTATGGGGGAGGACTGCTGATTATATGAAGCGGATTTTTGAGAGGGAAGGTGTGATAAATTGGGATGGCGGGACGAAATGGCAGTCCACAACCATTTGTAGTATGCTGGAGAATGAAAAATATAAAGGGGATACGCTTCTGCAGAAAAGCTACACGGTAGACTTCCTGACGAAGAAGCGGGTGCAGAATGAGGGGGAAATCCAGCAGTATTATATTGAGGATGACCATGAAGCCATTATAGAACCTTGGATTTGGGAATGTGTGCAGTTGGAGATGAAGCGGAGGGAGCGGTATCTGGAAGAGCATAATATTACACGGTTTTCCCAGAACACGGAGGCGAATCCATTTTCCAGTAAGATTATTTGCGGGGAATGCAACAGGGCTTTTGCGAGGAAGGGGTGGCGGACACCAAGCGGAGACAGAAAAGTGTGGCAGTGCAGTGAGCGGTATAAGGTGAAAGGTGTGCTGGGGTGTGGGAACCGGCACATTTATGAGGATACGTTGATTGAGATTTACCTGATGGCGTGGAATAGGCTGCTGGAGTGTCGGGAGATGCTGATGCCGGAGTGGGAAAGGAATATGCAGGGGGATGATTTGCTAGCGAAGTTCCGGGCTATGGACTTTATGGAGGTTACAAAAGATGCACGGCCGATAAAGGGGCTGGATATTGATTTGATGCTTCGGACGGTGGATTATATCAAGGTATATGAGAGTGGGGTGGTGGTGACGGTGTTTCTGGATGGGACGGAGATTGGTTAAAAAGCAGCGAATAAATAGTTTTAAAGTGCGTATATTATTGAATAATGCTATAGCATTTGCTATAATAAGTGCTATGAGGTGAAAAGTGATGGAATTTGCAGAAATGGTAAAAAAGGTTCGCATTGAGTTGGGTTATAGCCAAGAACAATTAGCAAGAGCGTTAAATATTAGTTTTTCTACAGTGAATAGATGGGAAAACGGAAAAGTTAATCCTAGCCAAATGGCAAGAGAGGTTTTTATGAATTTCTGTAAAAGAAATGGGATTAATATAGAACCAGATGGAAAGAGAGGTGGTAAAGCATGA